CATTATTTAACTCATGTTGTTGATATTAATTTTGGAGATGATAAAATTTTAGCAGTTTCAGATGTTGTAATAGATAAATTCAATTATTTTTCATATAAGGAGATAATGGGGAAATTAGGTCAAACAATAACACCCGGAAATAAAGCAGGAGTTGAGAGTGCTTGTACTCGAAATTTAACAGATATAAGTTTCCTTAAAAGACATTTTTCAGCGTTTAATAATGATATTTGGTTTGCTCCTTTAGATCAAGAAAGTATCGAATCTGTGTTCAATTATTGCTCCCTTGATGACGAGGAGATCAAGGAGTGGGTAGTAGTAATTCAAGAACAATTGATAGAAGCAATGTTACATGGATATGATTACTTTATATATGTTTCAAACTTTAAATAAATATTGTAAATTTAATCAAAATTTTAAAGCAAATTTCCCTCAATTAAGATCAGAAATAGGTCGTAATATAATATGGTCATATGATCATTACTTAGATTTGTTCCTAGTAAGAATAGGATTACTCGCCCCTTGTGGGGAATTAAAAGATAATATAAATTTAATTAATAAAGGATCAGTGGATCAGGTTCACGCTTTATTAAATCAAGGAGAATATCAAATCGAAGATTATAATAAGTATAATCAAAATAAAATAATTAATAATAAATTAAAAATTAGTGTAGCAATAATTGACGATTCCGCTATGCATAGAAGTAAATCAAGCATTAATTATCCAGGAGGAAATCTCCAAACTCTCACTACCAGAAATGGTAACCCTTATCCAGAAGAAGTAACTCCTGAATCAGCCCATCAGTTGGAAGGTGTTCAATCAGACATCGGTCCTCCACAGCGTATATCATGCTCACAAGGTGTTGTATATGCTTTTGATCTATCACAAACAGATGATGCTTATTCACAAATTCCTATTCTTATGGAAAAACAAATGACACTTCCAAATAAATTAAAATATATGCAATATCAAGATGCGTTTTCAGTTGGGAATCAAGGTTCAACTCATAAAGAAACTCCAACTCTTCAAGATGTAAATCCCAAAGCTGTTCAATTAATGAGGATTTTT